GCTCAACAATGCCAACAACTGCGGCATTGGTAGGATTGGTATTGCTGGATGAATTTTGTCCGTACACTTCGTATCGGTATCTACCTGCCAAAGTTAAACCAACTGTGCTAATAGTAAGCTGTGTGACACGAACCGTTTCATTAACAATCGTGGCTACCTGTGCAAGGTCATTCCCGGTTGTGCTATTTTCTTCGTGTGTGAGAACAATAAGATAGTGCGTAAATGCTGTGCTGTAATACTGTCGCGCTTCGTCAAGTGATAAGTACACTTGCTGGTTGCCTGTATTTGTAGTTAGATAAATCATTTATTCTTTTATTTAAAAAGGGGCAAGTGTAAACCTGCCCCCTTTACAATACAACAAGACACACAGAACGGAAAACAAATTCTTAGTAAGCAGGGCTTACAGTAATTCCAGCAAAGTTATCGAAAGGAACTGTTGTAAATGGCTCAAGGTGTACAGCAGGTGCAAGTTCTTCTGCAACTGTAGTTACCTGATATCCCATTAAATCTGCCTTTTGCGCACCTGATTGAACAGTACCAGCTGTAAGCTGTGAACCTTCGCCTGCACCAACAAGCAAAATTTGATCGTCATTCGTGCGAACAAACACAATCATTTTCGCTTTAGCAACATTCAAAAATTCATTACGCATATCTTGATTCAACTTACCAAAAGTCCATCCAACTTCCTGTGAGAAAAACAGTGTACCTGTTTCCAAATTCTTTTGCACCGTTTCTACGTATGAACCTGAATTACGGAATGGAACATAACGGTAGATGGTTGCAGTCGGCAATCCATCTACTTCGCCATTAGTACCACCGTAAGTGATTCCTGTTTCGAAGTCTTCGTAGTTAGCAATAAGTACTTCTTTAACACCACCAATTCCTTCGAGACACCCCAAAGTGAACCCTGTAGTTAATTCACAAGCCATATTATTTTTTTTTTAATTGGTTAAAAAGGGGCTGTTAAACCCCCTTTATGAATTTATTGATTATGCACCCCAGTAGGTGATGTCCTCACCAACAGCAATCTGCGCACCCAAGTAGAAACGTGCGCCGTAACGAACGTTCTGTGAGCCGTCAAGATTCTGCATATCCAAAATGAACACTTCGTTCATTTGGTTCTCCTGCCATGTACCCAACATCAAGTTGCTTGGTTGTGCGAAGATGATATTGTTAGCAGTCATACCCGGACAAACGTAGATTTCGTACATACCAACGAAACGCTTGCTTACTTCAGGACCACCTGTCAAATACCAACCGTTACCTGCAGCAATCTGTGCTTGCATGTAAGCTTCCCATGCAGCCTGTCCCATGTAAAGAGCTGGCTTCTCAGCAGCACCTTTAACAGCAGAATTTGCGGTATTGATTACATCCCAAATAGTAGCAATGATGTTAGTGTCGTTCAATGCACCTGAACCTGCAGATACAGCACCTGAACCACCTGCCTTGATCAAAGTCTCGAATCCATCGTACTGACCAGCTGTAGCGTTTACACCTGACCACATGATAGTTTCGTTAGCAGCAGCAATACCACCAACCAAACGGCCAATGATTGCATCCTGAATTTGTGTGTTTACACGACCTGACATTACATCAGCAGTTGTCCAGTCAATAAAGAAATCCTTCTTACAGATTTGACGCTGTACTTGGAATTCTTCCAAAGTCAAAATGCGCTCGGTCAAAGTGATAGTACCTGTTGGGGTAAAGTCACATGTACCTGCCGCAAATGATACGGTGTCATCAATTTTACGTACTACTGATTTGTAAGGTACGTTTGGCTTCATTGTTACATATCCTGCGGATACGTTAGACAACAAAGCTTTAGCTACGATTTCACCAGCTAATTCACCTGCATAGGTGGTGGTGAGTGAAGTTGTTGTTGGCATTTTAAATTTAAATTATGAGGTGAATTAATTTACTTTTTTGAACGGATGCTTTCCATGAAGTCGCTGAATGAATGACCATTCGATGCAACAACCGGTGCAGCGTTTTTCTTAAACTCTTGTGATTTAACAGAAGGAACAGCAGGTGCTTTCTTAACCGAAGCAAGTTCAGCTTTTACACTTGCGGTTTCATTCTTAGCAGATTCTACTGCTGCAGCTAATTCAGTCTTTTCAACTTCAAGTGCAGCAATGCGCTCCGACAATGAACCGATTACAGCAACAAGGTCTTCGCTGCTCATTTCAGTTGATTGTTCTTCGCGTTCGATTTCGGCAACAAGACCATCTTCGCCTACGACTACTTTGGTCACACCGTCTTCAAGGATGTATTCGCCTGCAGGAACCGGCACTGGGTTTCCTTCAGCATCTTGAGTGTAGATGTCCACACCCACTACCCACTCATCAGCGGTAGAATAGATTTTAGTACCATCAGCCAAAGTGCCTTCTACTGCAAACTTTACTTCTGTTGCAGCAGCTTCTTCTTCGAACTTGATACCAACTGTTGAAGGATCAATGCCGTACTTAGAGAATACGGATTTGATTTGTTCTTTAATGTTCGACATGTTTGGATATTTGGGTATAGTAGCAAAAACACCATTTTGTTACATGCACCCACATGCCTTATCTTAGCAGTATAAATAAATACCCATATTATGAAAACAAACCCTGAGTTTATGACGAAGAAGATTTCAGTTCGTCTTACTGAAAAGCAGTACAAGGCTGTGATGAAAAACGCGAAAGCAAGCAAGATGACCGTAGCGGAATATTCGCGTGCGTGCATGCTGTAAAAAAAAAGAAGGGGCTCGTTTGCCCCTGCTTTTAATCTAAAACCTAAATCTCTTAGAACACTAATAACCAAGATTTGGCAAATATATACAAAAATCATTTACCCAAACCTGCAAGAATTTGGTCTAATTCCAAAACCAATTCTGCTTCGTAGTTCTTGACCCCACTCATAGCTACACCGACTTCGTTAAAGAAGCCTTCTATGCTGTAGCCTTTTACCTTTCCTTCCTTAACATCATTCCACACATGATCTTCATCGACTTTAGTTCCGATGAACCATGTACCATCCGGTAGTTCAGGCAAACCAAGTTGGATGCTCTTATCATTCTTTCCTTCCTTCAGCCATGATTCGACAACTGTCACACCTGTTACCGGTATCTCATGCTGTAAATTGGTGGTGTGTTGCAGATTCTTTTTGAAGAACTGATGCGCGATTGCCTGTACTGTTGACTTTTCAAAGTATACGTAGTATGGCTCACCCTTTTCATCATAGCGCAATATCTCCTTATCGGGTATCAATGCAGGTCCATATAGCATTCTACGTTCGTCATCTACTTTGGCAAACTGAATCTTGCTCAATGCAATCCAATTTTCTTCGATTGCTGGCATGTCTACTAAGCCCATAGCCGTAATACCTAAACGACCTTCTTCGTCAATTACACACTTAACTACTTTTCTTTTTTCCATGTTTTAAATATATTTATTTTATCCTACTCGTGCTAAATCTGCTACGTTTTCGCGCACTTCTTGTTGGCTTGCTATATCACCTGCCAGTACATATGCACGTGGTAAGTATTGATCAGGGCGATTGTTCACGAACTGCGCAGCAAGTGGATTGAACTGTGCAGGCTGTGCACCGTTATCTCCACCCCCACCTCCTCCAATTGATGGTAAAGGTGTATCCGGTGCTGAACCACCACCTTCAAATTTAGTCGATGCGATTTTAGCAATGTTCGCTGCACTCGCGAACGAAACGAACGCAAGCGATGCAATACCAGCTGGGTTAGGTACAGGACCGATTGCCACAGGCGATTGAGAAAGTGACATTGTTATTGCTTTACCTGCATCAATGATAGCACCTGCAAGTTGTAGTTTTTTGTTAAAGTTAAATTGCTTTTTTGCAAGTGCTTCTTCTTCTTTGCTTCCTTTTTTTACTGATGCCAACCTTCCTGCGAAGTATATATCGCTTAAGTTAGTAAGTGCATCAATGCCTTTACTTGCCCATTCCAAACCCTTCTGTACAGTTTCAAGTTGTAGGGCTTGCTTTTGTTCTTCAGTAACTTCAGTCTGCTCAACACTTGCGGTATCATACTTTTGTTGAATACCTAATAGTTCCAACCCTAACTGATCCTGTAATTCTTTAGTGCCAATACCTGCAGCATCAGCAGCCGCAAATAAGTCTTCATATTTTTGAGTAAGTGCAAGTTCTTCTTTTTCCTGTTCAGTCAACGTAGCTTCAAAGTTTGCATCCTGCAACGCTGCTAACTTCTCGTAATATGTTTGTGTTGCCTGCTCCCGCTTCTTGATTTCTAATTCTAACGCATCAGTCTTTGCTTTTTCAGCATCTGCATATTCCTTTGCATCTTGATCTCTTTTTGTTTTCGCATCAGCTGCTTGTTTATCTGCTGCATTCTTACGGTCAT